TCGCCCGTCCCACGGGACTCAATGGACGAAATCGGCTCGGCGTCTGGAAAACTGCGCTCAAATTCGTCTTTGGGCATATCCTCGGTGATAAAACACCACTCGGCGTCAGCGCCGCAGGGGTCTTGGATATGCGGGTCTAGATAGACCGAAAACGAGTTACGCACCCGGCAAATGCGGATGTCTTGGTCAAACGTGTCGTCGTCGCAGTATTCCGTGAGGATTCTGACGTAGCCTTCCCCGAAGGTGACCTGATTGTCACAGGCGGTGTCGTAGGCGACATCGGCGTCCGAGATGTACTCGATATGCCGCACCATGCCGTCGAAAATCTCGGCAACCTCTAGGTCTGCCTTATCGTCAACGGGGATAACCTTACCGGCGGGGCGGTTCTGACGCTGGTCGTTGGTGACCTGCCGAACGTGCTGGGGGAGTTTGTTGATGGTCAGGCAGGGGCGGGCGTTCATCGTCTGCCCTTGGACTGCCCCACGGGTTGCCAGGACTTCCTGCGGCCATTGGAATCGGTTATCGGGCGATCCTGCCATGAACTTGAGGTCGTCAAGTTCGCTGTCGCGGGAGTCGCTGTAGGCGCTGATGGAGACTTCAAAACGCTTACGCATCGCGGCCAGAAGGTCAGCCGGGTCACGCTTGCGCTTGGATGGGGTATTTGCGACTTGTGCCGCCCCCTTCATGCCGTTGTCCATTACTTGCGCTTGGCCTTACGTTGCACGGAATACGCAATCGCCACGGCTTGCTTCTGCGGTTTGCCGGATTTGACCTCGGCCTTGACGTTCTTGCGGAAAGCAGCCTTGGACTCGGACTTTACGAGGGGCATATCAGGCTCCCAACCATGAATTGTGAAGGCCGTTAGGGCCGTCGTAGACGCTCACACGGCGGTCTTTAACGCGGGCCTCCCGATGGGCCACCGGATAGGCGAAAGTACACGCCAGAGCGTCTGCGGCGTCGGGAGAGGCTAATCCGCGTGATTTCATGTCCTTCTTGCTTTCCAACTGAATCGACCCCGACGAATTGGGTTTCTGGTTAGGCCCGATCAGGTCTGATTTCAGTTGGCGGTCTTGCGGGATAGAAGCGGTTTGCAGCCACTCACGCATAGAACCCCAGAGTTCTGCGCGTTTATTCGCATACATCTGCGGGGTTTTTGACTTCCAACCGAAATTGACGCCCCGAACGACCTTATACCGTTGCTCTTTCAAGCGGTCAAGGATGCCGTATCCCAAGCCGCCTTCGTCTAAGACCACCAGCGTCGGTTGGAACTCTTCGATGGCGTCAATAACGCGACCCACAGTAGCCATTGTATCCTCGCCCTGATAGCGACGAATCGCCACCAAATCCCGACCTTGGCGAACCACGATAACCGTCGAGTCGGCTCCGGAGCGGGCGGGATCAACGCCGATAACTCGGGGAGCGGTTTCATCCTTGTATTTGGGGGTGGACATGGCGTGTTCGACCACGTGGGGCGAGATGAATTGATCGCCGTCATCTGTGGGGAAGTGTCCGTAGACTTCGACCTTGGCTTGGGTGGAGTCAGGGCCGTATTCGGCGATGATTTGTTCGTAGACCGCTTTGTCGGTGTCTTCGACTTCGCGGGCGTCGATGTTTTGCGTGAACCAGAACGCTCTTTTGGCATGGAAAGCCTCGAAAAAGTAGCCCGCATTGCGCCGGGGGTTGGAAAACGCGCACCAGAAGCGATTCGGGGTGTTTTCTGTAAAAAATCCCGCAGTAACCGACCAGATAGCGTCAGGAATACCTGATGCTTCGTCGAAAATGACCATCACGCCCGCCTGGTTGTGGACGCCAGCGTAGGAATCGGGGTTTTCCTCACTCCAGAGGCGTCCTTCGACGGCCCAATAGCGGGTACCGACCTTTAGATCACGTTCGACGAGTTCGGCAAGCCACTTGGCGGGCATTACGCGGGTAGCCGACACCTCAAACCAATGCGAATTCATCAGAAGTGCCAGCCACTTGGTGATTTCTGCCCATGTGACCGAGCGCAGCTGGGCTTCGGAGTTGGCCGAAACGATGGTCGTAGAGCCTATCCGGGTTGAAAGCATCCACAAGATGAGCCAAGAGACGAGAGCGGACTTACCGATACCGCGTCCCGAGGCCGTAGCCATGCGCAGGACTTCGTAGGCGGTCGTCTGCTTGTTCTTGGCAATGTGGGAGGCGATATGCCGCAGCACTCCACGCTGCCATTTTCTCGGCCCCTTGAAGTGTTCTAGCGGGGTTCCGACCTTGCCCCAAGGGAAAACCATCAGCACAAAGGCTTCCGGGTCGTCCTTGATCTGGGGTGACCAGACCTTGGACATCAATAACTGTTCCTCGTCAGGGCTATAGATCGGTGTTTGCATTAGCGACGAATTAAGTTATTAAGTTCAACATCGTAAGATTTTGACGGCAATGTTTTGCGCCGCTGTTCTGCCGTCATCAACCGCCGCGCCTCTGTTGCTCGCGCTTCTGCTTCGCCCATAGCTTGTTTATACATATCAAACGATAATGAATCTATAGCATTTATTTTTTCTTTTTCTGATAAAGCTTGAAACTCCGGGTTTGCTTCTAGATTTTTGCGAGCGACGCCAAAAAAATCGCTTTGCGTAGCGCCTGATTGAAAACCTTCAATTTCTTGAATAGCGTGTTGCAATTCGTGAGCCGCAACGTCTAACGCTCCCGGTTCGTTTTTGCTTCTAATATCAAGCTTAAAACTTATGGGGTTTGCTAAAATTTTTGTCCGCAATTGCCCGCTTTTTGCTAAAGATTCTCTCAACCATTCTGGCTCTTTATTCAAACTCAATGAGGTATTTTTTATCTGTGGGTATGCTTGCATCAACGCTGTGTGCGACAACAAATCTTCAATCGGTTCCGCAGGAAGCCGCTTATAATTTGTTTCTTTGCTGATTCCCCGAGATTCAAATGGCTTTTTAAGTGCCATGGATTCATCGGATATTTCTTGTCGCCATTGACCGTCCGGGCCGCGCCAAACCCCCCACCGCTCCCAAATCAACTCTGGAGAAGCCCCCGCTTTTTCAAGCAATATGGCGTTTTGTTCAGCGCGTTCATTCCACGTTTTGGCTTTCTTGCCAATAAAGATGTCCCGCTTGATTGGGGCGCGGTTCCGCACACCCGGCGTCAAGTTCTCACCGATCAGTTCGCCAAGGCCAAGGCTACCGGACATTGCCTTCTGGCGAGCAGCCCGAAGCATCTCCAAAACGATACCGGGGTCAGTCCCCATCTGGCGGGCGGCTTCTACCAACGCCCGTGCGGTGGCTACCGGCTGCGTGAGCAGTTGCTTGGTGCCTTCTAGACCTGCCGTTAAACCTCTTCCAAGGCCCATAGAGAAGTTTTCCAGCTCACGCTTAAGGACAAGTCGTTCAGGAACAGGACGGCGCATTCCAGGCTCCAGCGGGGCAGGAACCGAGTACGCCAACGAATTCTGAAGCGGGGGAGCGAGTCTATTCTGCGGCATACACAGCCTCCAGAGCCGGTTTATGCGTTAATGCAATCGCATTGTCCCGAGAACCATCGGTCAATGCAGCCCCCGCATCCGACAGTACTCTGCCCTCGATGACGCGAGACTCCGCTTCTTGCAGGGCAGCGATAATGCTGATCTGCGACTTGATATCGACCTGTACCTGCGTCTTGGCCACCCACCCGTGCAGATGGGTAAGGAGCGCGAGAGCAGCCTTGCTATCGCCTTCCAGAGCCGCTCCTCGCAGCACGGTAGCCGCCTCCACTTCGCTGTCCGCACGACCCTTAGCCTCCGCTGTGGCCGCAGCAGCGTCCAGTTGTGTCAATCGACGATACTCAATGGGCAAGAGGTCAGCGGCAAATGCCAACGCATCCCCCCTCAGCCCAAGTTTGGCAGCAGCGTAAATCTTCTCCAGCATCTCAGGCGACGCCTTCAACTCACGCGGTTCAAACGGAATGGATCGGAATGAGTCCATAGGGAGAGGATACGAGAGTTTGTAAAAAAATAAAAATTCCTTTCGAGGGCTTCGTAACAACACAGGGGGGTGGGGTCTGGCCCTGTACCCCCCCTCCCCCCGTACCCACCACAGTAGCATTTCCACCACAACCACTAGGCGGTCACAGCACGGATCATGCATCCCCTATGTTGCGTGGATACAACGTGTTGCGTGAGTACAACAGACATTGTGATGGAATAGTCAACCCTTGTAGTACTGTACTATGGCGTAAGTCTTTGATTTTAAAGGCATAGTTTTTTGTGATTGAGAGAAGTACTATGCGTTAAGTTGTTGAAAGTAAAGGGGTTTTATGCCCTCATAGTAAAAAGACTCATAAATCGACTAGTCCATTTTGTGCTCATGATTTTTTTACACACTCCTTTAAACACCACTATTTACTATTTCCCACCTAACTACCTGTTTTTTATGGGGTTATTGCATAGTATCCGCTAGACGGTCATGACTAGCGATTGCATGAACGATTGCATTGCAGTCTGTCAAACTTTCCTTGTTGAACACAACCAACAGGGTGACATATGACCTACGCTGATGTGCTTCGCGCTTACCCCGACCAATCCAAGCTCATGGCATTCATTGAAACGGTTATCCGAGACCATTTGGAATTGGCGGATGAACTGTCAAGTGCGGTGCATGCTGCATGGCCGACAGACTTGACCGAACGGCAGGCCCAGATCATTTTGGACTTGTCCGGCGGCTACACCTGCGTTTCCGATTTCATGGATTCGTTGGAATCCATCCCTGTTTGATAGGTGACCAGTGATTAAGAAAAACGACCGAATCACGTTTAAGCCCGAATACATGGATGCGGGTGATGAGGGGCTAACCTTTGTCGCACGCTGCGATGAGGAAAAGGGCCGGATTGACGTGTCCGCCTTGGAGCTTCAATCGCTGACAATTTGGCCGATGCAGACTGTCCACGTGGACATGATTGCGGAGGTGACCTATGCGTGACCGCACCCGTTTTGCGATCTTGTCGGCGGCTCTAGTCGCCATCTATTTGTTAGCGGCTCTCATTGACCCTTGCGATGGTCATAGCTGTCCGCCTGGCGAACGCGCCAGTATGTCGGCCTTGTCTGCCGATTGACCGTCAATCATTCTGTTCCTGTCCGATAACTCTATAGGTGAACTATGTCAGACGAATACAAAAAACTTGTTTCCGAGTGTGCCGAACAGGGTAAAGCGCTTTCCCGCTCCATGGCGAACAATGGCGCGATTGAACCGTTGTATCTTTACTGCCGCGAGAGCCAGCCGGGGAAACCCGGCGCTTTGTTTTTGGTGCGCGACTCAGCGCCTAACCCTTATGGTTGTAAGCTGGTTACCGGGGAAGGATTGCGAAGTAACGTGCCGTATGACAATTACTTTCAGTGGGTCCACGATAGGGCGAAACAAGCACGCATTCTTTCGATGAACTAATCCGTTGCCAACCTTTGACGCATCTGCTTTCGGGGTGCGTCACGGGGTGCCAATGGGGCGCCAATCAAAGGGTGATTTATGCAAGCAATCAGAACACGTTATTACGGTCCAACAAACACTCGCGGCTCACGCATTGTCGCATCGTGCGAGGCGGGGCGCGTGTCCATGGGGTATGACTATGCCTTGAGCATTGAAGGCAACCATGCTGCCGCAGCACGTTTGCTGGTGGCTAAATTCGGCTGGCCGGGCGTCTATTACGGTGGCGTTTACGCCAATGACCATTACTGGGTCTCCGATTCCGCTTGGTCGCCTGTGGCGTCAATCAAATCTGCGCAATCGGTGGCCGCATGACCTATCAATGCCTAGATTGTGACGAACACTTTGACGAGCCAGGCCACAAGGTTGACCGTGAACTGGCCGACTACGGCATAGGCTCAGTCTGGATTGTCGTCTGGGAAGGCCCATGCTGCCCCATATGCGGGCATGAACACTTTCAAGAGTTTGAGGACGGAGAGGAAATTGACACCTGCCACGAATGGGACGTAGCAGGGGAAGTTTATGGAATTTGAAAAACTGGCCGAACAGGTCGGCGCCCTTGTCATTGTTGACGAGGACGGCAGCGAGATTATTTTTACCAGCGAACAGTTGACCGAGTTTGTGGCGCGTATTGTCGAGGCCGGAACGTGGCTGGGGAGGGAGCCGTGAGGCCGTTTACTAGGCTATTGGTCTGGTTGGGGTGGCGCTGGCATATCCATCGTTTCGAGGACGACACGTGGCGGCACGTGCCAAACCCTGACCCATCGACCGTCATCCGTCGAAGGGTGCAATGGTAATCCTAGCGGCAGTTCTAATCACAATAATCATCGAACTGCTGACCGACTAACCTACCCCGGCCTAGTGCCGGGGTTTTCATTTCACGAGCGCCAGGGCGGGCGGTTCCTCGACCATCAGTCGGAGTTCGGTGGCCGTCTTGCTGGCATGCTCTGGGGCGCACCAGATCGCTCTAGGGGTCGTATGGTGGCGGCTAACGCATCGACCCCTATCAAACCATCCGGCTGTTGAGAAAGCCTGATACAGCGTCTCACGCATCTCCCGGCCGGCCGATTTGGTCGCACCTCCGCACGCCGTAATTACGTCCACCCAAGGGCTAGCCACAACGCCACGAGCAAATGGCCCTTCCCGGTGCTGGATCATCCGCAAAAAATGCACCTCTGAGGGACTTTGTGAAAGGTCGATCAGGGAAGCCTTCGCCGGGGTCATCGGCGGCGTTGCGCCAGGATTGAACCGGCTAACGTCGCGCTGGTGCAAATAGGCCGACACGGCGGCAAACCCACCGGAGTGATACCAAGCCCAGAGGTTTTCCCCTTCGTTGTCCGTCATCCGGGGCGCCGTTGACCAAACCACAAACCAACGTCGATCCTCACTTGATAGGGCTATCGGCATTCGCTCGTTGCTGAACGCCAGGACGAGCATTCGATTTAGGGCAGGGTAAGGATGCAAGCCCTTTCGATTGACCAACAGGAACTCTGGCGGGGCGGCAATTAACGGTTTGAGCTGATTTTCAAGGGCACTACGGTCGGACACGTTCGGCTGGCGCAGTTCGTTGAGGACCAACACTTCGGATTCCAACGAGTAGCCCCATTGGCCAATTACGTCGTCAGCCCTTGCGGTAGTAACATTGGTCAGGCTCTGCCCACCGATCGACCACAAAAAGGGAGCGTACAAGCTATCCTTTCCCGCCCCCGGTAAGCCGCAATGCAAGATGGCGTGATTTATTTTTCTATTGGGGTGCTGGACTTTATACGCCAGCACGTTTAGGACATGGGTGCGTTCAATAGGATCGGGCAGCATCCGCTCTGCGTGAGCGAGCCATGGCGTAACGTCGCCAGGTATCGCCCTAGGACGGGCATCTCGCCAGCGGTTGGCATAGACCCCGCCGTCGCTTTTCTCAACCAACATGGACTCACCCGGCGCAAAAGTCAGTCCTTCCAGCACCCTTGATCCTAACGCCGCACGGTTCTCGTCAAAACTCGTCGCGGCCTCGATGCGCCGCTGCTTGTTGTGGACGCTGAAGCAGGGGACGCCCCGGAAGATGGCATTAAATGCCTTGCGCGAATACTCCCGCTGCGTCTCAATGTCGAAAAACGAATCATCCGAAATGATGTAGGCGAATCGCTTAAACCAGTCGGCTGGCTGAAGCAGCGAAATGTCTTGTGAATTGGTCATGATTGCATTATCGTCCTTTTGTTCACCCTAGAGATCGATGTTGCCCCGGCAGTACCCCTGACCGGGGCTTTTTTTAGCCCCTCGCACGAATTTCGTCTCTGATTTCCATCAAAGCGTCGTAAGTCCAATCTCGCGCCATCTCGCCCGCCGCGCTATTGCCGACCGGGATTTGATACGCCTCAATGATTTTGATGCACGCCTCCCGCTCGGCAGTTACCGCCTGATCCCGCGCCTCCCGCTCCGCCGCCCGCACGGTCTTTTCGATGCGGTCGAGCACGTCGCTCATGGTGTGCGATGCGCTGGGTAACCAGTTCATGCGTTCAATGATCTCGTCGCGGGTCATTTACTCTCTCCTCTCGCACGGATGGCGACGGCACAGTCTCTTGGGCCACTCGCTGAATCAGATTCGTTATCCCATCGCCATGTGTAGTGCTTGTCATCACACACCCGCGCACACGCCTCCCGCTCGGCCTCCACCGCTTGCGTGATGAGATGGCGCAGTTGGTTTTCGCTCAACGGGTAGTGCCAGTTGTCTGTCGGCGGCACCATGAGCGCGGCACCGATCAGTTTTTTCAGGTCAAGGTCGGTCATGTCGCCTCCTCGGCTCTAGCGATGTGCTCGGTCGCAGCCATTGCCCACGCCTCCGCCGCCTCCTCCGCCGCCTCTGCCGCAGCGCACGCCGCAGCCCTTGCCGCCTCCGTTGCCTCTTCGGTGCGTTGCTCGCACATCAGTCTCCATTCTTTGCCGTACCCTCGTTCGTCAGCGAACGACTGATGCGCCTCCAGCCGCGACCACATCTCTGCAAGATTGCTCATGGCTTTACCTCCTCTGCTTCGTCCTGCAACGCCTGATGCACCACGTCGAGCGGGCGCTTTGCCCTCCCGATCTCGGCAGCGGCCCTGACAATCGCTCGGCGCGTGGCGGCTTTGGGGTCGTCCCCAAATAACTCCTCTGCATTCGCATCAATACCAAAAATCTCAACCCACGGTTCATCCGTGTCAAAAAACAAGATATCAAGCCGCAGCCGTACCGCCAGCCGCAGCGCATCGCCGTCGTCCACGAGGGGGTTCCAATACTCAAGATCGCCCCCGCCGCAAATCATCAGGCTACCATCAACCGCAAAGTCCAGTTCCTTCTCATCAGGTAGCGGCAAAATCCCCGCTGCCTTCGCAGCGAGTTCCAACAGTTCACGGTCGGTCATACCTTATCCTCCTTAATGAGTTGGTTTATCGTTCGCACCATGCCTTCAAGGTGCGCCAATCGAATCTCGCCAATGTCAATGTTCGTCTTGACCCTGCGATCCACAACGTCGTGACACGCTGAACAGGCCCAAGCGCCGAGCAGGTCGGGCGACTTCATGCCCATACCGCTCACGCCGATCAATCGAACGTGCGCGAGAACGGTCGTGTCAGGGTCGTGGTTGCAGATGCCAGGAAGCCGGATCATGCACTCTCGCCCGCAAGCCTCTTTCCGCAGGTTCATGCCTTGTCCCTCAACTTCTGTATCCCACGCTCACCCCAAAGCTGGCGCACCATGCCGCAGAGATGCGAGTCGCCAAGGATAGCCTTCGGCTCAACCTCGCGGATAAGCGGGCCTATATAGGACTTCAACCAGTCCATGCGTTCGGCGCGCTGTGAGAAGTCGCCTACGATGATGCGGGCCAGATAGGCTTCGGCCAACTTCAGTCGTCCTAACGGGGTGCCGCGTAGTTCTTCCCACATTTTCATGTTGGCTTGCGACGCCCATGTGATGTCGCTGCTAGTGATGGCTTGGTTGATCATAGGCTTCCCCATTGGTCTGCCATGGCTACGGCAATGCCTTGATACGTTTCGCTACGCTTTTTCCATCTGTCTGCTGATGGGGAAAGCCGGTTCTGTCCGCTATCAGTTTGATTCGCCCACCGACGCTTGCCATTGACCAGCCTACCGGGAATCAATTTCGTAGGCTTCAGCGGCGGCAGATTCTTTAACCACAGACACGTGGCCTTGCTTGCATCGTCGCCAAACTGCCATGGCTGGATCACCTGCTCTGGCTTGCGCACTCTCGTGCTTATGCAGCCAATAGGGTTCTCTAACGCAATTCGTTCAATGGGCGCGTTTAACAATGCCATAACGAACTGCAACGCCGCCTCAGTTTTCACGGCACGGTCGGGTTGCCGCTTGTTCCAATGCAGCCCGCTGGAAGCAAGGTAAGTGCAGGGCGGGTGCGCAATCATCAAGTCCCACCCTTGCCCCAGAACGTCCTGCACATCACCTTGGTAATGCGGCCCTAGCGCATCGGTCGGCAGCAAGTCGCACGACATCGCATCGTGACCAATCGCAAGAAAAGCGTCTCGCACCCTGCCGCTGTATTCGCAAGCAACAAGCACTTTCACCGCCGTTTCCCTCGCAAAAGTACCTGAACCTGGTACTTCCGCAGCGCAGGGATTTCCCCCGCCCGCACCCACTTCGCCACGGCCTGACGGCTAACGCCGAGTTTCCGCGCCACTTCTGACTGCGACCCAAATGCTTTGAGCAATGTCTTGATGTCCATGTCGCCACAATAACTCACGCAACCCTAGTTGACAAGCCCAAAGATGCGGGTATGATGGGCCTTGAGGATTGGCCTCACAGGAGATTGACATGACCGAACGCCAAGAAGATCGAGACTTGCTGGAGATGGCCGAGGCGTACCAAGACGCAGCCGTCCGCACCGAACAGGCAGCATGGAACTGCCTTGCTTCCCTTGAAGAAGTGAACCGCATTGAACGCGAGACCGCCACCGCGTGGAGCAGCGGCCTCCGCGACATCATCGACGCCATCGACAAGGCTCGGGCAGAACTCGGGAGAATCAAGTGAACCAGTCAGAATCCATCGCCGCCCTCGCAGCGGCACTTTCAAAGGCACAGGCGTCCATCACGGGCGCACTCAAGGATTCGGCTAACCCGTTCTTTAAGTCCAAATACGCCGATCTTGCAGCGTGTTGGGACGCGTGCCGCAAACCTCTCACGGACAACGGGCTGGCCGTCATCCAGACGATTGAGCCGACCGAGCATCGTGCCATGTTGGTCACGATCTTGGCGCACGCGTCGGGGGAGTGGGTGCGGTCGTACTGTCCTATTCTCACGAAGGACGACAGCCCGCAGGGCCAGGGCAGCGGCATTACCTACGCTCGTCGTTATGCCCTCGCAGCCATGGTCGGACTTGCCCAGATCGACGACGACGCCGAAGCCGCACAGGGCCGCAACAAGCCCAAGCAGGACGCCGAGGTGCTGGCGAAGATCGCCGCAGCAGCGACACAGGCTGACCTGACGGCGCTGTTTAAGTCGTTGGCTCCCGAGGTTCGCGAGGCCCACGTTGACCAGTTCTCGGCCCGCAAGAAGGTGCTGTCATGATTGACGCAATGTGGAAGCGACTGGAGACGCACCAAGACTTTGCCGACGTTCGCGGGTATGGCAAGGAATGGCGGGCAATGTGGTCTGAACGCAACGAAACCTATGCAATCCTAGCGGGAGCGGCAGCGAACCATCAGGCTGGCGAATGGCGGCGGTTTATGAAGGTCAACGACCTTGCGAGTGCTGCGTCATGGGCCAAATGCCGTGCCGATTCGTTAGCCGCAACAGATGCGACCGAGTGGGTTCGCGCTGTTCTGCGCGCACAGCAAACCATCAAGCGGGCAGAGCAGGACGCCGAACTTGCCGCAATGCGAGCCATTGAATGGCTTGACCGAGCGGAGGGCAAATGAGCAAATTTCACAAAGACATTGATGGCCAACTCACCCCGATGGTCAACGCCCTTTGGGAGTCAATGCTCTATTCATACACCATTTCGGACGATCAAGGCATTTATTTTCGCAGCACCGCGCAAGCCGCTCTTGATCTGTCTGACGAGATGATCCGACTGGATCAAGTAAATGCAGAACTGTTGGCGGCGTTGAAGGCGATTGAGTTGGCGCTGAAGTTGCCAACTGTTACGCCCGCGCAGGTGCTGCACGAGAGTAGCGTAATCCGACAAGGCATCCGCGCAGCCATCACCAAAGCGGAGGGCAAATGAGCAAGAAAGTAAAAATCACAATGGATTCTGAGTGGGGGCGCGATGAGTTGATGGCGATTGCTTCTTTTCGATACTGCCTTGGAAGAATGACATACATCGTCGGTGACTGTGCTGACTGGCTGATTGGGAATTGGGAGGTGTTTGGCGAAAAGACCCGTGAAATCATTAAGCGCGACTTGGAAGAAGCATTTGCTCAAGATAATCAAGACCGGGCAGACGGGCGAAAATACGGAGCACTTGGCATGGACATGGATCGGCGGCAATGGGAGCGCGTCCGTGCGCTTTGGAGGGATGGCAAATGAGCCTCCACTACTACGAGTCAATGACCGAAGGCGAACTCGTCGGCCACGTTATGGCCCTTGCTGACGACGCTTCGGAACTGTCGCAGGTTCTCGCACAGCGCCTACGGACACAGACTAAGCTGCGCCTTGACGCCGAAATGCGTGAGGGACTGGCGCAGGAACGTGTCCGCAGACTGGAACGCGAAGTGCGTGAACTCAAAACCTTAATGGAGAAGGAATGATGAAAAATGAATGGAACAAAATAGATAAAATTTTCTTTAGTTGTGTTCTGACGCTAGCGATTTTGGTCATTTTGCTTTTGATTCCTGTGGTTATTCAAGTATGGGCGAAGGTGCTTGCATGACCGACCTTCAACGCACAGACGAATGGTTTGCCTCCCGTTGCGGCAAGGTCACGGCCAGTCGGATTGCCGATGTCGTCGCCAAGACCAAGACCGGGTATGGCGCATCTCGTGCCAACTACATGGCCGAACTCGTTTGCGAGCGTCTCACCGGCACACGGGCAGAGTCGTTTACCAATGCGGCGATGCAATGGGGGATTGACCAGGAACCCGCCGCACGGGCTGCGTATTCTGCCCGTACCGGCGAACTCGTAACCGAGGTGGGGTTTATCCCACACCCGCGTATTTCGATGACAGGGGCCAGCCCTGACGGGCTGGTGGGCGGGGGTTGCATCGAGATCAAGTGTCCGCAGACGGCCCAGCATATCGAGTACCTGATGACTCGGGAGCCGCCGCAGAAGTACTACTACCAGATGCAATGGCAGATAGCCTGCACCGGGGCGGCGTGGGCAGATTGGGTGTCCTACGACCCGCGTATGCCGGAAGGTTTGCAGTTGCTCATTGTCCGCATCCCGCGTGACGACGAGTGCATTGCGATGTTGGAAGCCGAGGTCGAGAAGTTCCTTGGCGAATTGGATGTGAAAGTCAAAGCACTTGAGGAGATGAAAAATGCCATTTGATCCGACTAACAGGGGCGCATTGTTCGCCAACGACAAGAAGGGCAATCCTGCCCGTCCTGATTACACCGGCGACTGCAACGTAGACGGGGTGGAGTTTCGCCTGTCCGCGTGGAAGAAGCAGTCCAAGGGCGGCATGGGGTATCTGTCCATATCCTTCCAGAAGAAGGAAGGGCAAGCGCCCAAGCCCGCACAGAAGGTCACCGAGGACAATTGGGGGACGGCAGACCTGAACGACGAACTGCCGCCGTTTTGAGGTGCATTATGGAAATTAAGCTTTCAGCACAAACGCGTCAAAAAATTGAAAAGGCTTGGGCCTTGTTCAAGGAATGCCAAAAAATTGCAAACCAGGGCGGGTATGGCGGGCATTGGGCTCGGCTTGCCGTGACAAAAGACAATGTTGAATTCAAAAAAGTAATAAGTCTTTTCCCAGAAATTCCGATTGAACGACTCGTGGGGTACTTAAGCGAAGGAGTGTATTGGCTGCATTGCGCTCAACGGTCTTTTGAAAAAGACCCGCCTTGGAATTATTCAAGCGGTGAGATTTGTGTTAACAATGCAATAGATTGTTTTATTCTCGCTCTTGAACAATGGGCGCTCGATCTTGAAGAATCGGCGGCAGACAGCGAATGATCAGCGAAGATCGGGCAGAAAAGGCATTG